ACTGAAGCTATCACTTTAAATAGTAAAGATGAAGGACAGACGCATACTCATACTATAGCTAGTATTTCTGATATATACAGAAGAACAGAAAGTATAGGGACTACTAGTACAAATTTAGTTGCGTTTGGTGCAGCTGCAGGTTTAGGTACTTTTGCAGAAGGTGATGTAAAATATATTAGATTAACTAATCTAGATAATACAAATCACGTAACAGCAAAGTTTCAAAATGAGTGGGGTGATGAGTTTGCTGTAAAGATAGATAAGGGGCAATCTTTCATATTATGTCCTGATTTATCTACAGGTGTTGTTGATGTTTTTGAGGCTTTTACTGTAAATCCAAGTTTCACAGATGCGACTTGTGATTATAATAATGACCCAACTATAACTTGTGATGCAAGTAATAAAATCAGACCTGGATTAGCTGTAACTGGTACTGGAATACCAGCAAATTCATATGTGAAATCAGTTAATACACCAGGAGCGGTTACTTCATTTGAGTTAGGAGATGCCGCAACAGGTAGTGCAAGTACTGATGTTAGTACTACAGGTGGCTCGGTAACAAATGGGACATTAACTTTCACTGCTACTGCTGGGGCTTCTGGATTAACATTAGCAGATTTGACAAGTATAGCAGTACAAGCTGATACAGCTGCTTGTGATGTTGAAGTATATATAGCATTAACTTAAGGGTAATACATGGCTGTTGAGTCAAAAGAAGTAAGTAAATTTACTAGTGGTCTTATAGGTTCTTCTTCAGAAACCGATATAGGTGATGATTTTGCAACATTTTCACTTAATACAGATTCTGAGCAAGAAAAAGGTGCACTAAGAGGTATAAAAGGACATTATATTTTAGGTCATGAAGGGTGGGCTTTACCTAGAAAAGCTACCTGGAGAATGCGGTTTAATTCTGATGCTACATCTTTATATAGAAGAAAAGCTTTTTTAGTTCATGGATATAATAAAACATTTTGCATTTATATGGTTAATTCTGTTGGTACTGCAGAAACGCACGTATCTGATAGGGCTGTTGAAATGGGTTGGGAACTAGTTACTGTTGATATAGGTACTTCAGACAATAGAACTAATATTATAAATCATTTAGTTACAGCTTTAAATTCTTTGAAACCTCCAGTTCCAACTTCTCAAGCAAGTGGTATAAATAATTATTTCACAGCTCATGGAGTTACAGATGTAAATAGTAAAAGTTACCTTGCGATACAAAGTAATTTTTTAGGTGATTTTAATTTTCCAGAAAGTCCAGCTGAATTAGTATATACTGATACTGGTGACACAGATAGGGATTTGAGAACTGATACATTTACTGATGAAGCATTAAATGTAGTATTGATATACTATCCAGATTCAGATAAATATAATGGGCATACAGGGAGTGGTTATTCCTGGGATACTAGTATTGATGGCAAGTTTATACGAGGAACTGGTTTACTTCCAACTTCACCTTCTGATGAAACTCCTTTAGGTTTTAAATTTTTAAAATCTATGAATGAAAAAGGCACTTCTCATTTATTTACCATAACACATTCATCTAAGGCTGTTTTATTGTCAAATCTTGGTAAACCTGATTTTGCTTTAGAAGAATTAGGAGATGTTGCTACATCTACCGATTCATTTGATATTTCTGCTGAACAAAGAAATACTAATTTATATATAGGTACTGGAAGTTCATCTGGAACAAAACCTTTATGGTTTGGTAAAGTTGATAGACAACAGTTAGAGAAGAATTTTGTTGATGATTATTTGTTATCCGATTCTAGTTTAGAAACTATAGCAAATCATTATGGTCCAATATCTGTTGATAATTTAGTAGTTCCTACTCTTCATTATGGTTTGAATAGTACAAATAGAGGTATAGCTGGTTCTGCTAGTGTATGGGGGGTAGATGGTAGTGGTACCGATGCATATAATATAACTGCTTCTAACGTTAGAGTTAGAACTGTAAATAATTGGGCAAAAAGATGCCTTACAAATTCATTAAGTTCTACCCCAAGTAATTATAATGAATTTAAATTAGGAATGATATTTAGGATAGATATAGGAGGTAGTGATAACTATGTAATACATGATACCGACACTATGGACCAAACAGGTGAGGGTGAAAATGTAATTACTCACTTAAGGGATTTAAAGGGTTTTGCAAAAGGAAAACTTGGAATATCTGATAACGATGCAGATAATTTTTCAGGAGATGCCCAAGGAGCAAATAATGAAGCACTACATGACGGAGATTTATTTCAAATAGTTTACGTTCCAGACGCAGCTACAATTGATGAATCAGCTGTAGCAACTGATTCTGATTTAATAAGATTTTCTTATATTGGTCATTTAAGAGGAGATAATAAAACTACATTATTTGCATCCAAACATGATTCTAATGTTTGTTTTGATGGTTTGCCAGCCTATTGTTTTGGTCATGTAAATGATAGTAATGAATTATATAGAATAAGAAATACTAGTAGAAGCGAAAGTTTTTTTACAAATAATGATAATGCAGTAACTATAAATAATTCAATTGGTGGAGTGATAGCTCAAGAAAAAACTATTATTGAAAAAATTGATTTATCTGAAGAGCTGGGGATTTCTAATTTCAAAATAGGAACAATAGCTGAATGTAAAAGTGCAGACGGAGATGGTAATTTTGGTGGAGATTCACATAATTCTTTTGCAAGAGGCAGTTATTATGCGGGCTATGGAAAACTTTGGATTTCTAATAGAGATGAATATAATAAACTATATTTGGTTGATATAACTAATTGGGATTCAATAGATGCAACTAGACCAAGATTATCTTTTAAAGAAATAGAACTAAATTTTGATAGAATACATGACCAATTATTTGCAACTGACTATACAAGTTATGGTAAAGGTTTAGTTAGACTATGGTATGGTGGATATGGAACTGATGACCATTCTGATTTTATTGGAGATTACGACTGGATAAATGAACCTTCTAATCAATTTATATCTGGAATATGTGAAACTTATTCACATAAATCACATTTAGGAGATGGAGCTGCTGCAGGCATTGGTTCTGGAAAATGGAGAGTATGGGTTACTTATAATAAAGATAATCATATTCCACACACTAGATGGGATTTATTTTTGTTTAACTTTAGACCTCAAGGAATAGGTGAAGGTTCGGGACAACAACATTTTACACTTAGTTCAACGCCTAATGATACGCAAGAAGGTATTGGTGTAGAAGATAATTATACTGTATATATGTATGATAAAACTCCACCTTATCAAGAAGTTGCTTATTTAAATATAAATACAAGAGAAACTGGAGAGGGAGGCACAAGAAACAAAATATATTATCCTTATGATAAATTTTCTATGTCTCATGTAAGAGAGCATCCTCCTAGCGATACTTATGAAAGTCTCCATAATGATGGAGCTGAATCTGATTCTAAACGTGGAGCGGAATGGCTTTCTATAACTGGAGGTAGTGAAAGAAAAAATCATTTTTCAAATGTAGATGATAGTCAAGATTTAATGAATTTTAGAAATCCATCTGGTGAATTTATGACTTGGAAAGTTTATAAAGGTAGCTATGTTAGTGATAATTCTCACGTTTTTCCAATGGGTACTAACATTGGTTGGTCAGTAAAGAATGATAACTTTAGACAATGGACTAATTTTAGACATTGCTTAAAACCCCATTTTAAAGAATGGTATTTCACAGGTACTGGTGATAAAGATAGTGCAACAGAATTATCAAAACCTGTTGCTCATATAGTATCATTTTTTGGAAAATTAAGTGGAAAATTTTGCACTTTTGGTGGTGAAGTAGTTGGTAAAAAACAAAATGGAAATGTTTCTTGGTATTCAAGAAAAGAAGGAACTTTAAAAACATACGACGAAGATATAACTATGTTTACTATGCACGATTCACCTGTGGCTTTTTGCACTTTAACATCAACAAATGGTCAAGGGACTGCTACTTTTAGCTCAGGAGAAACTCAAGGTGCTCCTTATGGTAGGGTAAATAAAGATGCTACTCTTATATCAGATGCATCTATTGGTGGTCCTGTAGTTGATGGAGATACTACTGATGCTAGATTTAAAGATACTGAAGCAGGTTTTAGAACTGATTCTAGTGTTCCAGCTACAATAGGTCATAGTAGATTTAATCAATACAGACATCATCACGACTTTAATGGTTCTGGTGATTTAAATTTAGATTCGGGTTTTGATGGTGATGAGGAAGATAGACATGGTTATTGTAATACTAGATTTAGTGACCCTGACGCTCAAAGTGGTGGTCAATATTATGGACAAGATGGATTTGGTCATTACAATATGATTTCAACTACGTGGGCTTCAAATCAAGAAATAATGTCAACTCATAGAAATGCAAGTAATGATATAGATAGAGGGGTTGCTTGGAATGCTATTCCTCATATTACACCATCAAGCCCTGGTAGTCCTAGTTCCGCTGGTATGTATTCTGTATGGAACGACCATTTTAGAATATTTGGTTTAGGTTTTGAAAAATATGCTGAATTATGGAGAAATACTACTGGTGAAACTGATGAAGGTGGTTTTTCTGGCCACCGTAGACCAAGAGAAGGTCATTTTCAACTAAATGTTTTTCATTCAAATTCAGATAAATATGCAGAGACTAGATTTGGTACTGGATATTTAACATATAGATGGCCACATACTGAAGACCCTAGTTTAGCAGGTAGTGGTGGTAATGCAGCTGATTATGGAGATTACGCTTCTCATAGAGCAGGTTATTATTCTGATGCTGCTATAACTATACCTAAGGATGGAACTGACCCAAGTGGTGGTAAATGGGATAATAGAAAAACTGTTTGGTGTTGGTCTACTACTTCTTTAACAGAATCTGTGTATAAAAATGTAGATTATTCTGACGCTCCATATGATATGGATACTGATTGGGAAGTCTTAGTTTCTCCTAGATGTTCCTTTAGAAAATTAGACCTTCCTTCTGGTTATGATTTAAAAAGTATACAATCTGTTGATTTTGCTTCATGGCAAAAAATTAATTATGCAGATAACACTAGTACTACTAGGCATGGTTATATGATTAATGGTCAAGCATTAAATTCTCCAATAAGTAATGCAGACCAATCTGCAAGTATTTGTATGGTTATCGATAATAAAAGTATAAATAAAAATTTTGTGGAAGGCTATGGTCATCATACTAGTTCAGATAATAAGAGTTTTGGTTGGTTTAAATCACAATCAAGGGCTGCGGTTTCAGAATTGACTCCATTAATGAAGCAGCATAAACAGAATGAATCAAAATTTTTACCTCAAATTTGCACATATACAAACAATAGCATATTATTTAAAAATTTAAATCCTGGATTATCTGATTGTACTTCTGAATTTGATTATTGGGAAAGGACATTTTATAATAATGATTCTAATAGTAATATTACAAAAGATATAAGATTAACACCTTATTCTCCTTTAGTTATAGGTAGCTCAGGTGGGACTGGTATTGAAACAGTTAGTAACTGGGTTAGACCTCAACTTACAGAAGGTAGTAGTACCAATTTACAATCTATGGGGGATTTCCCTTGTTATACTTACGATAACTTATGGAATTTTTGGTCAAAAAATAAAAGGTCTCCTAATAATTCTGAAACTGACTATGATGATTATGATATAGAGGCTGGTTTTGATAACTCTGTAATTGTATATCAAGTTCCATCCCCTGCCCCACCAGAACCATATGAACCTGCTTCTACTGTTGGTACATCTAAAAGACTAACAGAAGGTATAGGAAGTACTGCTGGAAGTTTAGTTACTACTAGCAGTCAAACAGATGGTGATTTAAAATACTTAGATGGAAATTCTGACGAAGGCTATAATCATACTAACAATAAAGCAAATACTCTTGGGGCTCATGTTAAAATGCAAAAAAATGAGTTCTTGATAAAATTATCAGAAGAACCAGCAGAAGAAGATGTAAACGGTACCCCTTTTGGTGTAGAATTTAAGGCAAATACTACAGTTTGGTATAAGTTTAGTTATACATATGATGGATTCCAAGAAGGTCCTTTAAGTTCTGCTACTTTTGATATAGATATTACTGGTGATTCTCAATATATAAGACTTTTATTATCACTACCTACTTCTGCACAGTTAGGTTTAAGTCCAAGAGTAACTCACGTAAATATATATCGAAAAAATGATTTGAAAGAATTATACAGATTAGTTAAACAAGTTAATTTAAATGGAATAGATTCTAAATTCCAATTTAGAGAAGGAAAATATGAACATAAGTTTAATGATGAAGGGACTACTGTATCTTATGAAGGGTTAAATGGTGTTTCTGAAACTTTAGATAAATACACTCCCAATTATGCATTGTCTTGTCAATTAAATGACTTTTTGTTTGTCTCAAAAATATATCATCCAGAAATAGAACAAGGTGACCATATATTGCTTCGTTCTAAAAAGGGTAAATTTTCTGTATTTGATTGGTCAAATGATTTTCTAGACTTACCAACTCAACCTATTGCTATGGCTTCTTTTGCTAACAGAGTATTTTTATGGGATGAAAACAATACTTATATAATAAATCCTACAGATATGTATATAGAAGAAAGAGTAGAAGGTGTTGGTATATTAAATAGTCATTCATATGTTGTTACAGATATTGGGTTATTTTTTGCTGATAGAAATAATATTTATGCACACAATGGTAAAGATGCCACTCCAATAGGAGACCCTATATTAAGAAATCAATCTAGACCTGAATGGCAATTAGGCTATTTAAATGCTATACAAAAAGCTGAGTCTTTAGGTTATACTCCTAAAGTTTTATTTGATTCTGTAAAACAATCTTTATACGTTATTTTACAAGGATTTAGCGATGCTGATACTCAAAGTTTTAATACTAGTTACAGAACTCATGAATCAAGATTATATTCATTTAATATAAATGAAAAAAGATGGGATTACTATGATTGCCCAAATGTTAAATCTGCTGTTGTTACTGGTCAAGGTGATGTTGTTTTAACAGATGGCTTCTCTATATATAACTACAGAGCGGATAAGAGAAATAGAAAATCCTTTACTTGGGAAAGTAAAGAATTTACAATGGGAAGTTCAAATTACGATAAATCCTTTAAAAGACTTTATATTACTGGAGAAGTATGTTTGTTAAATTTTAATAATTCATCTCAAACATCTCAAACAGCACTTGAAGGTAGTACAAATCAAGTATTTGATTGGGGTGGTGGAAGTTATCAGTTTGATGGCGAAGGAACTGATTTTACAACTGGAGATAATGAACATCTTTTAGAAACATCTCCTGCATCTAGAGATGATGATATACAAGTGTATGTTGATGGTGTATTAAAGACTATGAGAGTACAAGATAGAAAACCTCATATAGGACATTATTTAGCAAACGATAAAACGGGGAGCATTTACACCGTTGAAAAACATTTACCAGCATTTGAAACAGGCTCTAATGGTTTAGTTGACCCTGATGGTAATGCATTAATAAATGCATTTTCATTAAATATAACATCTATACCAGAGTTTATAGAAGCTCCTAATAGCCAATATTCTGAAGTTACTAAACAAGGAGAATTTTCAGAATTAGTACATATTCATCCAGGTCAGTACTTATATTTTTCAGGAGAAGACTCATCAGGTAATAAAATAGAAGAGTTCGTAAAAGTAAGAAGAATATTATTTGATTGGACTCAAGATGTAAATGGTAACAATGAAATATCACCAACTTCTTCTGTTAGAGTTGTTGTATTTAGAGGTTTGTTAGGAACAAAAGCTATTAACTGGGACGAAGAAGCTAATAATGCTGAAGGCGCTTATGGCGTAACTATGAATCCTGTTAGAATTGCTATGCCTGTATTGAAGTTTCCTCCTGGAACTAAAGGTAAAAATGTAAAAGTGGTAATGAAAAACCAAAAATCATACATAGATTCATTTGCTATTACTTATAGAAAAGGTAGAATGAAGTAATGGGAGTATTATTTAAAAGACTATTCAAAAAAAGATTTGGTCGAAATAAATTTAATAAAAAAGGTGATATTGGTAAATATGAAGTAGATTCTGCTTTAGAAGTACTACAAGATTCATTAAACAAATTAACTGAATCTACAAATACTTTATCTGCTAGTGCTGATGCAGAGACATATAAAGGTTCAGAAGGTGATATAAAAATCAACAAAGTTGGTAAAAATGAGTACGATTTTTATATAAGAGGGGAAGATGGTTGGCATAAGGATAATAATTCCTCATTTGGCCCAGTAGGGACTGATTCTGCACGTACAGGAAATCAGATGAGTCAAAGTGCTGGTTCTTGGAATTATAGTTACGAAGGATTAGAAAGATTAATAATAGATTTAGATAATTCTAAAAGAAAAACTGGACAAGTAGCTACGCCTACTATAAAAGGTATTGGTAATTTAAAGATAGAATCTACAGGAAATACTATATTACAATCAGCTTTACAAATGACTACAGTAGAAAATGCTGATTCTGACCCTGATAAATTTTTAGTTTTAGATGGTTCAAATAATGTAAAATATAGAACAGGAGCGCAGGTTTTAAGTGATACAGAAGCTATTAAACGTAAAGTGGTATTTTCTTCAGATTTTGCTGGCAGGTATAGTTTAGGTACTTCTGATAATTATATTACTGGTTATCCAGGTTATTGGGTTAAAAGTACAAGTAGCGGTATACATACTGGACAAGATACTGCAGATGTTACATTAGGTGTAGATTATGTTAAATATTGTTTAATGATGCCTGAATCTGGTACTGTAACTGGATTTGTTTGTGATTGTGAATGGGATAATGCAAATGGTGAAGTTGATGTAGATTTATGGAAAGTAGATGCTATTGCTGATACTGGTTCAGCTTTAACATCTGTAGCATTAGACCATATAGCTAGAATAACATTTACTGACCCTGGTGATACAACCTATTATAAGTCTTTAGCAGATAATGGAGGGCTTGATTCTACAGCAAAAGTATTTACTGCTGGAGAGTCTTTGCTTGTAACTGGAATGTCAGAAGATAGTACTGATGGGTCTAGTGTATATTTAAGGCCAGTAGTAACCGTAGTTTATGATAGTTAATAATTTACTTGGAATATTATATAAATTATATTATATTAAAATGATGAAATATATAGAATTAGGAGTTTTATGCTTTATAATCAATTAGCTAATAATGGTAGATTTGGAGACACTCAAATAAGAGAAGTTAACGGAGAGCTTTCTCACGTTAATGATATAGAAGCTTATTTGATAGATAATTATGGACGTTTAGGTGAGTTAATTACTTTGGTTATTGGTTCTGGAACAACCAATCCTACTACTGGTATGAAAGAGTATTGGATTCCTCAATTAATAGGTACTGTTCTTTCAGTAGGAGGTCCACTTTGGGCTGCGAATGAACAAAGTAAAAATAATGATTTAGAAACTAATATGGCAGGTTGGCAAGATAATATAGATGAATTAAATAGACATGCAGAAGGTTTAATGAATAGAGAATCTCAGTTTAATCAAGATTTTGCTAGAACAACAACTCAAACAGGTATGGATAATTTAGCTTTTCAAAATATGTTAAATAATAGAAACCAGATGCAAGGAGGAATTGGTGGTTATACTGGTATAAGGGGTGCTCAAAATCAAGCTAATTTAAATAGAACAAGTGCTGATATAATGACTAGGATAAATCAAGGGTTTATGGACCATTATACTAAAGGATTAGGCTTAAAACAAGATGTTGGACAAGGGTTGAAGGAATATGGAGAAATGAAAACAAGTAGAGATGTAGCTACTATGTCACCACATCCTGGTGATATACTTGGTCAAATCGGTGGAGGTGTGTTTAACTTTGCTGGAGGAAATGTTAGCGGTGATGCTATTCCACAATGGTTTTCAAACTGGTGGGAAGAACAAAAAAAAATAGAAAAATAAATTAGGAGAAAAAATGGCAATTGATTGGTCACCATTAGTAGCAAAAAGCGCAGCAAGAAACGATGCTGCTCAAACAGCTGCTTATAATTTGGGAGAAACTTTAGGAGAGCATGGTGGAGAGTTGTGGGATTTTGGTAAAAAGCATGGTGGGAAGTTGTGGGATTTTGGTAAAAAACTCCCTGGAGGACTTTTTAATTTACTTTTACCTGAAGGTGGTAAAAAATTTAGAGACGATAAAGGTTTTTTCCAAGGTGGTAGTTCTTATGACCCTGAAACTGGAGAAGGTGGTAAACTTTTTGGAAGAGCAAGGGAGTACATGAGCCCTGAAAATATAAAAGCCAGAATGACCGACCAAGAAGGCTGGTTTCAAGGAGGGTTTGATTCTGGAGAACCAAGAGATAGAATGTTTGGAAGGTTAAGGGATGCTGGAGAAGGTATTTATGGTATAGGAAAAAATATAGTAGGTGGAACTATTAAAGATATAGCTGGTATGCCTGGTCAATTTGCACAAGGCTTAAAAGATGCAAAATTTGCTAGACAAGTAACTAAACAAGGTCTTGAAGATAATCCTTGGTTAAACGAAACTGATGATGAATTTTGGGGTGAAGATACTACATATGAAGGTGATACATCTACATATGAAGGTGAAACATTTGAAAACACAAACCTTGACCCTACCCAAACTAGTATGGAAAATACAAATCTTGACCCTAGCCAAACTAGTATGCAAACTCAAAAAGAAAGAAAAAGTTTGCTTGATTATTTATTCCCTAATCAAGGTCAATTTTATAAAAATTTACTTCCAACTGAAGGAAGAGATGCTCCTCAAATTATGCCTATGCCTGAAAGATTTCGAAATTATTTACCTAGTGGTGCAGTTATTCCTGACATATATAAATCAGTTGAACATCAAAATGCTATAATGAATAATCCAAGTTTAATGTTTGGAAGTGGTGATATGTCAGAGGGTGCTGAACCTTGGTTAGAATATGGTATGACAAAAGAAGAATATGAGAAAATATTGCAAGGTTTAGAAGAGGACTATGAATTTGGTATGCCCTGGGAAACTAATCAATTGAGTAAGTATATAACAGGATAAGAATGTTTAATGAGGAGTAGTAATGGCAGTTAATCAATGGGAACAATCAGAGAGACTAGCAAATATGCGTCAAAACAAAGCTAGTCAATTAGACGCTTTATTTTGGACTCAAGTTGCTAAACTTATAAAAGATGATAGTGGAAGCATTGATGTTAAAAATAAAAATATAACATTCCCTACTAGCAGTTTACCTTCTCAAGATAATTTATGGAATAGTTATTTAGATATAGCCAAACAACAAGGTGTTACTCCTAACTATACTCATTTTGCTCAAAATTATCAAGCCTTTAAGAGTGAAGATGATAAAAAAATTGCAAACTTAATATCTACAGCTGAAAATTTAGGATTTTCTAAAAAGAATATTCGTAAATCTTTAAAAAATAATCCAGAAAACCAACTATTAGAAACATTAATAACTTCAGGAGACCCTGAATTACAGGCTTTATATTCGGATTATTTAACAGATAGTAAAGGTTTTTGGAAAACTTGGGGGGACCGTATGCCTTGGTCTGATAATTTTCAAGAACAATTAAAAGAATGGGCTGATGAAAATCCAAATCAAGCTGGAGCTTTATTAGGAGGCACAGCATATGGTGGTTATAGATTAGGAAAATATGGTGTTGATAAAGGAAGAGAATGGTGGGCAGGAAGAGGAAAGCCACCTGTTGATGAATCTGAACTTTTAAAAGGATGGAAAGGACCTAGAGAATCAACTTTAGCAAAAAAATATGCAGAATATATAGCTAGAATGAAACATGAAAACCCAGGAAGTGATAACATACTTTCTAAAGAAGCTTTTTATGAGCGAGAAAGACAAAAGTCTAAAGCTAATTATCTTGATAAAAAGAAAAAAACAACAACCAAACCAAAAGGTAAGGGGTTTTTGGGACGTACTAAAAACTTTTTTAGGTCAGCTAATCCATGGATTAATGCTTTATTTTTAGGTTCAATGCTTTTAGGTAACAACGAGGAATAAATTATGGCCATAAATCCTTATGGTCTTTACCAAGATGATTATCAAGAACTCCAAGGAGATAAGGCTGCTACGCCTGAAAATTTTACTCCAAGATACTCAAAACAACAACTAAAGAAAATAATTTCAGGTTACAAAAGAAACCCTAAAAGGTACAAACCAGAACATATAGAAACTATAAAACAGCATGCTATATATCACAATGTTGCTTTCTATGAAGGTGATTTTAGTATAGGTGAAGCATTACAGCAGTTTGGTGGTGGTTTATTAGAAGGTTTTACTACACTTAATGTAGTAGACCCACCTGATAATGAATATGAGGCAATAGCACGTAATGTGGGGCATTTATTAGGTTTTGCTCCTAATATGTTAGCTAAACCATTAAAGCTTTTAGGTTTATCTAGACAAGCTAATGCTATAGCTGGTGTTCGTTCTATTCCTCTTGGTATTGGTGAGTATGCAACTAAAAAAGCTGCTAAAGTTATAGGACCTGTAATGAAAACTGCTATAGGTGGTAGAGCCGATGCTACTGGAGTTGTAGCTAAATTCCTTACTAGTGGTGCTACTAAACATGTTGCAGAAGAAGGATTTAAATTAGGTGTTGCTAGTGCTGTTAGTAGTTGGCAACATGGTGTAGATGCAATGATAGAAGGTGGTATAGGTGGAGCTAAATTTGGTGCTGCTTTTGGTGCTTTAGGTAATATGATTCCAGGTAAGGGTGCAGCAAGTTATGCTTTAAGAGCTACAGCAGGTTCTCTTTTCCAAGGTCTTCCAGCTACACAAAGAGGAGCTACTACTCCTGAACAGGTATATGAATATTTATTAGGCGCATATTTTGGTGGTGGTGCTGTTGGTTGGAAACAAAAAGGTGCTGCAGAATTTTTTGTTAAAAAGGAAAAACAAGCTTATGGTTCAGGAGATAAAAAAGGTGACCCTAAATTAAGAGCTACTAATGACCCAGAACTTGTAAAAGGTTGGAATGAATTAGACCCAGAAATACAAAAAGAAGTTATTAAAACAATGAATGACCCTGAAAGTATTCATTACGACCCAGAAGATAAAGCTGCAAGAACTGCTATGCAAGAGATAGTTATGACAGAAATGGGTATTGAACCAGGTAAAACAATAAAATCTAAAAAAGCTTGGGAAGAGTTTGTTAAAATAACTGAAGAACCTATAGAGCAAAAAAGAATTGGTTTAGCTGCTCAAACTGAAAAAGAATTTAATGATATATTTGAAAGAAGAAAAACAGTAATAGAAGATTTAACAGCTAGAAAAAATAATTTAGATAAACTAGAGGGCTCTGAAAGGATATTAGAAGAAGATAGAATAGCTAAACTTGAAGGTGAATTAGTTGATTTAAGAAATAGAGAACAAGAATTACTTAAGTTAGAGCCTTATCAGTATATAGAAAAAGAAACAGGTGAGATTAAAACTGAATCTAGAGCTAATGATGGTAACGATATTGGTATGTCTTCTGGTATGGATTTACTTAGGAAATCAGAAATTATAGTTACTGAAAAAATGGAGGATATTTGGAATAAACCTGAATATAGTCCTATAACTAAGCGTAATGAAATTGTAAGATTAACAAATCTTATAGATAATATAGTTAGACAAGATAAATATTTAAAAAAGAATCAACGTGTAGAAGTCGATGAGTTAGCAAAAGAAATAGAAGATAGAATACAAGCTGAAGAAAATACTAAGATAAAAATAGATGAAGCTACTAAAGACAATTTAAGGCAGTGGTTAACTCGTAAAAACTTTGGGCAACCTGTTAGATATTTAAATGTTAAAGGTGGAAATCAAGGTCAAATAGGTTGGGTAAAGGGTCAAGAACAAGTTGAAGTAAGAGGCGAAGATGGTTTTACATTTGCTGGTAATAGAAAAGAAAGTTTAGAACCTAAGAAAATAATACAAGAAAAATATGAAGAACTTACAGGTGTAGAAGAAGACCCGCATATAGTATTTGATAATGTTACAATTAGAGGACCAAAAGGTGAGTTTAAAGATTTAACATTAAGTCAGTATAGGCAATATCTTATGAACAAAAATAAAGAGTTTGGAAGAGATGCTTATGAGCAATTTATTAAGAAAATACATAAGAAAATGGCTGAGCAAGATATGTATGCATTTGGTGGTAAAGGTGATAATGATATAATTATATATATCAAAAAACACCCTAATATGAAAAAAGGTAGTTCTAGACATTACATTAATACTTGGTTTAAAGAATTTTTAAAAGAAGGTGATAATGAAATTTATTATAAACAAGCTATAAAAAGAAATAAATACTTTACAAAAAAGGAAGCTGAAGACCAGTATTTAAGTAATATAATGTGGGATATTTCTTTAAATGGATTTAAACCTAAAACTGCTACTGAATATAGTCAAGTATTAAATAAACTATTTAAAGGCGAAGGTTATATTAAAAATGCTACTGCTTGGAATAAAAGGCAACAAATATGGTTTACCCCTACATGGAAAGCAGATGCTAAATTTGTAAGTGATTCTTATGATGCTTATTTAACAAACTTAAAAGACGCTTCTAAATTACCAACTGAATTTTTAACAGCTACAGCTGAGGGTAAAGCTAGATATATTATAACTAAAGATTTAGATGATGCTTTATATGTTAAAGATAAAGATGGAAAGCCTACAAAAATTAGAATAAAACCTTTAAATAAAAACAGTAAAAATACTGAATATGGAGAACATGTTGATGGTATGATACTTGTTGAAGATAATTATTTAAAAACTCTTATAAAAGATAGTGGTATGCCAGGTGATGGGCAAAGTAAATCATTTATTGTAAGTCCAGATGCTACAAATGGTGCATTACTTGGTAAATATATGATGCATTCAGTTGGTCCAGAAGCTTCTAAGGCTATGCGTGAAGCTGGCATTCATATGATAATGCAAGAATCAGCTGTTAAACAAAGAGGTGATAGAAAAGTTACTAACTATAATTATAAAAATAATGAAATAACTATAGAAGACCCTAATTTAATTTATGAACTACCTGTTGAGCACATTAAATATGGATACAATGTAAAACAAAGTAATACTATGGCTGGGTATAATCCTGATGGTAGTGTTCATAAACACAGTATTCCAAAACAGTTATTGATGGCTATGGCTCAGAATACCTATAAATCATTTCCAGTTAAAATGATAGAAGATTTCTTTAATGAAACAGTATATAAAAGATATAAAGGTGAAGATAAATATAATAAAGTTTTTGAAGAATATTTAGAAAATCCTAATTCTAAAACATTATTAAGTATATTAGAAAAAAATGTTGATAAGTTAAGCATAGAAAATCTTTTAAAAGCTATAAATGAAAGTCCTACTGATTTTACTGATGTGGCTTATATGAGGTTAATGAAGTTAAATAAAGAGAGTATTGCTGAAAAAGTGGCTGAAGGTGAGCTTACTCCAGATGAGGCTGAAAAAGTACTAAGTAATATAAATGAATTTAACAGTGCTACAGATAGAATAATAGAAGCTGCTAATAAATGGTCTCAAAAAGAAAAACTATTAGGTAGACCAGGCAATATTAATCCTGTTTTATTGCATAAATATATAAGACCATATAGATTTCAAGTTATAAGAAACTATGTATTCAACACTATATCTAAACCAAAAATAGGTAATAGTGGTGTTGGTAGAATGCGTGGTTACGATAAATTCCTTCAATCAGACCCTAAATTTGATATATTAAATACTAGAGACGATGTGTTCTTTTTAGATAACTCATACAGAAAGATGCCTATAAAGACTCATTTGGAAGGTAAATGGAAAGAAACTACATTAGAAGAGCTTTGGAATGCTTATAGTAAAAAAGGTGGTGAATTATATAAGAATAAAGATGTTAAAAAGATACTAAGAGCTTTAACAGTACGTGTGCCTATGGATTCAGTAAGTGGAGCCCAAGCTATGGAATTTGCTGGATTTACTGGAAGAGATGGACATGGAATACTTATGCACTCAAGAGCTATGAGAGCAGAAGGTGGTGCTGACCTTGATGGTGATGAAGCATTTATATTCTTTGGTGGAAGAAAAGGTGGTAAAGGAAGTGGTTTTAAACCAGAATGGATTGAACAGTTTCATAAAAATAAAGATGAATATTTAGCAAAAGACGGAACTATTCCTGATAGAAAAAAAGGATTTGTTCCAGGCACTAAAATGACTTATGAAGAGTATTTAACAACTCAGGATAGTAAAAATACAACAGGTATAAACCCAGATTCTAGAGATAGTAAAATATGGCAATATGATAGTATGTGGAGACAAGATATATCTGAAAGGGCAGTAGATGGTCGTAATCTACTTGGCGGTACAGTTTCTATGGCTCAGGTAATAAAAGCTGCACATAATTCTATTTTAAGTCTTCCTAATGGAATAAATGAGTATATTGTATGGAGACCTGACCCTAAAACAAAGAAAATGAAACCAATAAAGGTTACTATACAAGCTAAAACAGATGCTAAAGAAATAGCAGATGCTAGACAACTTGCTTCTTCTATGATTGCTTTCACATCAGACCCACTTGACGTAGCTGGTTTAACTGGATATACTGACTACTTTAATAAATTAAGTAAGGCTTATTTTAATATTAAGATAGATGGAACAAAGGCTTCTCCAGAAGAGGTAGTAACTTTACTGAGAGATAAAAATGGTATAATAGGCCAAATAGCAGATATAAACTCAGCTTTATATGGCAGGGATTATCAAAACAATCGCTCTTGGGATGCTCAATCAATAAAAGAAAAAACTAGATATGTTAATGATTTTGATGGTTTAGGTTTAGATAAGGTAAGAAATACTTTGTTACTAAAATTGGGTAAATTAGCCAATAGTGTTGATTTATATGATAGTCCATTTAGAAATATAAATATTGAAAATTTAATAAAAATGTATGCTGAACATAATTCTATTGTAAATAAATTACCTGAGTTTAAGGAGCTTTTAAATAATTTAGATGTACCATTTAATCCTGTTTTAAAAGCTATTGTTAAAAGTCAATTGTGGAAAAAACATAATTTAGAATCAGCTGCAAAGGATTTAAAAGTATTTAACACTATAATGTATTCTAAAGGTAGTCCTTTTGCTAAAGGTAATAGCTGGAACTATAAAATTGATAGTAAATATGGTAGAAAAAATGTTATTAATAGTGAGGAATATAGAAAAGATAGATTAAAAGAATTAGTTAAATTTGCAGAAGATATAGTTACTCAAGATGTTAGCGATATGGTATCTTTTAGGCAAATTTATCGTTATTATGATGGTGTGGAAGTAAATAGGACATTATTTGAAAAAATACTTAAAGATGTTAGTAGATTAAGGCGTAACAGTTATCTTCAAAGAAAAGGTATTGGAGAAGAAGAAGCTGTAGGTGATATTGCTGGTATGAAAATGCCTAAAGGAGGTGAAAGAGCTGTAAGGGAAGCTTTTGGTGACCTTGTTGTTAAAGGGAAAGAAAGAAGTACTACTTTAGACCAAGCTCAAGTAGATGCTGAAATAGCTAAAATTAAAGCTACATTACCTAATGCTAGAGCTCAAAAGATATTTGATATGCTTATGTTAGGTACATTTAGAGATGGAACAACTGAAACTTCTATTAGTAAGTTAGGTTTATCATCTAAGAATGTTGATTCAGAAAGTGTTACAGATTTTATAGGCGATTACTCTACTATAATGAATAGAGCTTATGAAAAAACTCCTATTGAAGATACTTTTATTAAAACTATAAACAAAGGTGATATGGTAGAAAAGGATTTACCTGATAAAACTATATTAGAAGATACAACTACAGGTTATGAAGGTCTTCATGGTAAGCCAGATTTATCAAAAGTTCCAAAGAAAATTAGACAAGAGCTTACTGAACTTGTTGAAAACTTAAAATTTTATAATGGTAAAATAGGTCAGAATTTAAACGAACTTGTAAGAGGTATTCTTGAGAAAGATTTTAATGCTTTAACATATAAAGACTTTGTTGATTTAAATAATTACTTTAAAGAAATTCAAAGAGGTAGTATTTGGCAAAGGTTATTTGGAGATAAGACACCTACTCTTAAAAAAAGGTATGCTTATTTATTCCCTTTATCTATTGGTAGAGAGACAATGAAATATGATATTGAGCTTATGAAAAAAAGAGGTTTATTCATAACTAAAGCTGGGGAAGTATCTAGAGGTGATACACTGATTCCTACTAATTTTACAGAAAAACTCCAACATGCAGTTACTTTATCTATGGATAAAGCTCAAGGTAAAGGTGATGAAGAGGTTGGAAAGTTAAGACAAAAACTTGAGTTTATTGATTCTTTAGAAGATGGTGAGGGTTTAAGACGTATTGCTGTACGTAAAATAGAAGCTGAAGGTAATGTAAGTGAGAATTTAAGTGGCGATAAAATATTAGGTAAACAATGGGCTGATAATTATCTTAAAGAATATAAAAATGAAATGGAAACTTATGATTACAATACTTTAAAAGATAATAAATATAGAGTAAGTAAAATTGTAAATGGTGAAGTTAAACGTGTTGAATTAACTGGTGAACAAATTGTAGAACAGATTGAGTCTATTTATAAAAATCATTTTAAACAAATGTATAAAATTATATCTGGAGACCCTAAACTTTTAGATTCTTATCATAAAAGATATAAGGGTAAAAAAATGTATTTTGATTTTTTAGAACCAGAACCTCAAGAACCTATATATGATTATAAAAGATTTGTTAGAGATATATATAAAGCTTATGAAAGAGGTGAAGATATAACTACTGACTTTGGAATTGATGGTCTTCGTGCTATTGCTCGTTCTATGATGGTTCAATTACAGCATAAGCATAAAAAGATGAGTAAAGGTGAATTAAGAAAATTAGTTCCTATACCTAAACTTACTGGAGAAATAAAAGATGGTTATTGGCCTCATATGTTCTTTGATAAAGGGATAGCTACTAAAGCTTTAAAACAAGCTATAGAAAAGATTGAAGCATCTAATTTATCTAGAAGTGAAAAGGATGCTGAGATAGATAAAATACAGTGGCGTACTAAAACATTAACAGGTGATTGGATTACTGGTACTGAAAATTGGGACGCTTATGACCATTATACTAGCCCTGATAAAACTCAAAATAAATCAGATAAAGTTACTTGGTTTCAAGCTAATCAAATGACAGGTTCTATGCATCAAAGAACAAGTCATATACCTGGTCACTCTATTGATGCTACTGTAGCTGAAACTTATTCTAGAAATGTTTATAAAACATATTTTAAACAATTAGCTCAAATATTATCAAGAGACATTTTACAAGAATATGATAATCAAGCATTTAAAAAGAATTGGCATATAACTGATTTTGACCCTAAAACAGGTAGAAGTTTAAAAGATAGGTGGTCAGACCACTATAAATTATATGTTCAAGATGCTATGGGACATCCTAGTGTTATACCAGATTATATGATTAATGACCCAGGTATGAAATTAAAGGGTACTCCTTATGCTTGGTGGGCTGATAATAAAGTAAAAGATAAAGTTAATAAAATTGCAAAAACATTAGGTATTAAAGAAGATATTCCAGGTAAAGAGAAATATAGTTTGCAAGATATTTCTAGATGGTCTAATCTTGAAGCTAAATATGAGCTAATGTCTTTACTTGCTCATCCTAAATCTATGATAAATAATTTATTTGGTGGCTCTTTACATACAGTTCAGTCTGTTGGTGCTACTGCTCTTAAAAAAGTTTATGATTATAATTTCCTTAGAACGATAAATCCTGAATGGACAAATAAACAAGCTATTATGGATTTTGTTATAAAGCAAGGTATATTCCCTGAAATGCTACAAAATGAATGGGGGCTTCAAACTGAACTTCAATCTGCTAAATCAAAAGCATTCTTAAAAGACGTTGGAAGAAAGCTTAATAATAAAGGTGAATTAGAAGGGGTTACATTAAGAGAGATTGCTGCTAAACATAAAGTTGGTGCTCCTATACTTAGAGCTGCGGCTAAATTTATGTCTGTTCCAGAAATGCAACTTCGTAAAGATGCTTTTATGTCTCATTATATTAAAGCCTGGGAAAGATTTGGTGGAGCTATTACTCAGTTTGATGACCCATTCTTAATTGAAATGGCTAAGAAAGGTGTTAAAGCTACACAATTCTTATATAGTGCTCCTTATCGTCCTGGTTTTGCTAGAACAGCTCTTGGTAAAGTTATGACACGTTTCCAGTTATGGTCTTGGAACTCTGCTAGATTTAGAAATGATGTTATTAGAGAAGCTAGAATTAGAGGTTATCGTCAAGGTACTCCTGAATATGAAAAGTTTAAAAGAACTGCTCAAATTGATTTATTAACATATGCTTTAGGTAGTGTGTTTGCTATGTCTTTATTTGAAAATGTATTACCAGCTCCTTTAAATCATTTTAAAGAAACTTCTGAATGGTTATTTGGCGATGAAAGAACTCGTAATAAAGCTTTCTTTAGTGCTTATCCTACAAAGATAGCTCCTTTACAAATGATTACCCCACCTATTGCTAGGGTTCCTCTTAGTATATTAAGAACTTTAACTGATGATAACTATGATAAATTTCTTGACTATCATATTTATACAATGTTTCCTTTTGGAAGAATAGCAAGAGATTTCTCTCCTTATGCTAAAGGCAATGTTCTTGATAATCCATATAGAATGGTTGAGAAGTTTACAGGATTTCCTTATGGTGATATTCAAAGAAAGCGTAAAGAATTTAAAGATAATATTCCTTACCATCCCGTTTATAAAGCTCCTAGAGATTAATTTTTATCGAATTTATCTAATATTTTAGATAACAACTGAGCGTCGTTACAGCAATCTATGTGGATATTTATATAAACCATTTCACTAAATGATTTATCTACATTTAAAAACCCATGGCTTATTTTAAAGCACGGTTCCAATGGGTCTATTTCTTCACCGCATATATCACAAAAATCCATATATTAATTTACGAAGCTTTTTCTTTAGATTCTACTTCTTTTTCTGGTTCTGGGAATCTTTCTTTTAAAAATTCAAGAAATTTTGTTTCATCTTTATTAAACCTTATATATTGGTCTAATATATTTTCTGTAGCTCTTGATAACTCTTCTAAAAATTGTAACTTTTGCCCTATAAATCTTAAAGCTTCACTTACATCTTTTCTAGTTGGTTTCCCTTTTGCTCCTTTTCTAGCCATTATCTTCTCCTTCTTTCGCAAGAAAGCCTTCGAGCTCTCTGTAGTAGCTCTCGGCTTTCTCTCGAAGTTGTATTTCCCCCTTAATTCTACGCTTAAGGTTCATTATTGTTTTCTCCTTGTGCCTTAACTCTATTGATAACTCTCTTACTTTATCACAGCATTTGTTCAAGGCTTCGTTCAGTTCCATCTTGTTCAATACTAAACACCTCCTTTAATTTTGCCTTTTGTTTAGGCCAAGGTTTTCCATAGGGAAAGTTTAGGAAGCACCACAATTCATACACCTTATCGTGTATATCTGTGTCCGTTTTGAACTTCCTAAACCCATAACTTGGTTCCTTCATCCATTTACCTTTAATGTATAATCCATATATATCTTTTACACGATGTGTTGGAAATATACTATTCCATAAGTCTTTATACATTAACTGTTGTATCTCATGAGACTTTCTATAGTCTCCTGTTTTTATATCTATAATAGATAAACGACCATTAATTTCAGCTATTATATCTGGAGTACCCGCCCAAGGTATATCTTTATGATAAAGAAATAGTTCTTTTCCTATCACTTGTGGACACGTTTCTTTATACCATTTTTCAAATGACATTAGTGATTTTTGGATAAATTCGTTATCTATAATCACTTCTTCTCCATCTAATAATAGCTCTATATTTTCGTGGACTGCGGTCCCTCTCTCTGCAGCTTCGTCCCTCAGCTTCATAGCATTTAATCCATTCTTCATCAACCATTCATCGAAGAATTTACCTTTAGTACATGTTTCTCCTATTACAGTTGTTACAGAAGGTTTCCAACTACTTTTTCCTCTTCTGTACCACCTTCTTTCTGAGTCCAGTCTTTCTATTGGCATCTTTAGATACTTCTCTATGTACTCTATTAAAAGCTTGTTCATTTAATCTCCTTAACCACGCTTTGCTTACGCCTTTCATTAGAACCTCCAGTTCTAGGTGTAATATCGCTTCAGGTTTCGCTGTAGCCGCATGTCATACATACATATCCACAGTCGCCACCTGAAACGATATTACCACATTGTAAACAGTTATTTATTTCCATAGATGCCTATAAATTGTTCTTGTTGAAACCTTAAAAAGGTCTGCTAATTTACGAGGTTTATACCCAATAATCCTAAGAAAATTTATAAGCGTTTTTTGGTAACTATTTATTTTTTTCATTTACTAGTCCTGTTTTGTCTAGGGTTAGCTATTAATTGTTGATATATCCACCAACATCGACCATTGTTGGTAGCGTCTAATATTCTTTGTTTCCTCTTATTGTTAAGTCTATTCATCGTTTCTTTTCTTCTATCATTAACTCCCATTTTATCTCCTAATTAAATACATCTGATTTTGCAAGTTTTCTCAAGATGTAATCCTGCACTCTTTTATCCTGTTTACTAATCCATTTAATAAATGTCCTATACTCTTTATCAGTAAGTGGACCTTTTTTAGTGTTACAAGATGCACATATCATCTGAAGGTTTTTCCTGAACGAACCTCCTCCAGATGATATAGGGTGCTTATGGTCACAGACCATGTTTGTTACATCTAACTTCTTTTTACAGTATTTACAGGGTCTGTTGTATGCTAAATAAAGCATTTCACGTATTTCTGTTAATGATATATTAAAGGACACTTCATATTCTTTACTTCTTTTCTTCAATGAAGATTTTAAAGTAGAGGATTTTTTCATTAACCTGTGAAACATTCTTTTAGCATGTGTCCCGTGAGCAGGACGAAGTTTACGCATAAACTTCGCTTCCCACTCTTTAGGACTACGCGACTTCCTATTGGAATTAGTACTCATAACTAGTTTGTTATTTACCTATCTTTTGACCAGTAGGAGTCTTTATCATTTGGTATCTACCAAACCCTTTATACTTACCTCTTGTATTGTGCTTCATATCTATTTCAAAGCCCTTTTTACGCAAGTTATGTATAACTGCTGATAATCTCCAAGCTCCAAATAATGTAGCTGCTTGTGCTTGATTTAAAGTTTTACCTTTAAGCAAGTGCATCATTATTTTTTTGCTCTTTGAAACCCTCTTTGACTTTTTTGCCATTTTTACTTTCCTTTCCCAAATAAAGACCTATAGTAAATTTAAATATATTAATTGTTATACCAATTGTATCTACCATTAAGCCTCTACTTGCGCCTATTTTAAATATGAATAAATTAAATAAATTTATCCCTATTTCGTTATTTGTTTTTAAAAGGTTAATCATACCTTCTCCTTAATCTAAAGCTTGGTTGCCATTCTAATTCAGTTTTAAACAATTCACCATCAGTATTCTTTAATACTTCAAGTGTTTTATTTGATGAATTAGCTTGACCATTCAAGCCTATCACTTTACGTGATGCGTTTTCTATTGCACCAGAGCCTTTACCAGCATATAAGTCAAGAACTTCGTTTCTAGAATACTCTCTAGATACTTGGGATACCTGAATTATAATTAAATCGTTATTAACAGCCATAGATGATAGTGAGTGTGATATATATTTAATTTGTTCATACTCTCCTCTAACGTGAGGTGGAGTTTCAACTAAATCTATATAATCCACTATTACTAAAGCTGGTCTTAATTCTTTAACCTTTGCTTGTATTTGCTCCAATGTAGGAGGTATTGTTTGAATTACCATATGATTTAACTTATCCTTATTGTTTTTATAAACATCTTTAGGATTGTCATTTATCTCTTCTTTTGTTAAACCTGATACTATTTGCATATTACGTCTATGCATATACCAAGCTGATAACTCTAAAGATAAATATAGTGTAGGTATTTGCCAATCAGGATTAATATCATCACTAGCAAAATCGACACCTAAAGCTATATTCTGAGCAAGTGTAGTTTTACTTGAACCTGTTGGTCCAAATATAGTAACTAACTCACCTGGATATATCTCTGTGTCAGATTCTTTAACACCTAACATTTCAGATAAAGGTAATGAACGTCCTGCAAAATCTGCTGACATTCTTTCCTCTAGCTTTGCTTGTAAATCATCTGAACTCATAACATCTATTAAGTAGTCTTTTCTTTTGAAATGTATGCATCTAGTTTTACAATGCTTTAACATTATTTCATCTTGACAACCAAATCTATAGCCTCTATTATAAACATACTCAACCTTTTCGACCACACTATTTTCATTTAAACTGTTATTATTCCAGTGTAAAATAGCGGTTTTTGCATATTCTGAGGGTATACCATGTCTAAAGAAATGTGACGCTATTCTTATAAGCGTTTGGTTTCTATTGCCCTCTTGGGGCCCATTTGTCAACATTTCTTGTACACATGGGATGACGTCCCTTGGTTCAACTACTTTGCTTATTTGGGTCATTCTAGGAGCTTTTCGTACAATTTTGTCTTCTAGCTCACCATTTCCAACTAATTCACTGTAACCATAATCAAGCCTAGGTTCTTTAGCCCATTCTTGTATTGTTTGTGCATCTTTATTTAATAACTCTGCAACTGTTAATGGTATCTTATGTAAGTTAGTTTTTTTATTTATTGTGTGCTGAACACGATATATTCCAGTTCTCATAAATATTGAACTATCTATATCATTTCCAAAAATTCCCTTTAATGTCCCTTTTACCAAGTAATGTATATTATCACTACTTGGAAAGTTAAATATACTATTAGGTAAAGCCAGATGATAACCACTGCCGCTAAAGTATGCCTGTATTGCGCTATCTTTATCGACACCTAAGTCATCTAATCTGTATACTATATTTCTTGCTTTTTCTAATGTATATTCATCACTATTACCTGATTTATCTATATCTAACAATATCCAGTCTATACTTCTTTCGCCAAAGTAATTCTTTAGCCCACCGTTTGATTCGGCATAATCTACTGCTTGTTTAGTATATAAATAAACTGACCTAAATAATGGTGTATCAGATTTAATATAGTTGACTAAATCTTTCTTTGCAATAAGTCGCCCTCTGTGACGAGGGCTACCTACTGCTATTTCAACATAGTCGTGCACTATAAGTTTCCAATACCACTTGAAGACATTTCTACAGTCTGTTCAGGTGTAGCCATATCTGATTCACTAGCTTCTTTTATAAAGCCTTTTGATTTGAACCATTTAACATCTTCCTCAAGCTTTCTTCTTCCATCTTCATCATTCTTTTGTATTCTATAAAATACTCTAGAATAAACTTTAGCTCCAGGAGTTTTAGGTTTCTCTTTATAAACATATGCTAAATAGTTATAATCTGGCTCTTGGTCAGGCATTACTAATGCAGCGTGACCTTGGTTTAATTGTGCAGCTATACCAGCAATTTTATTGCCTTCTGCATCTTCCCATTCACCATCTACATTTAATCCTGATTTTTCATCTATTACATCAAAGAATCCATAAATTCTTTTTAATGCATTTCCACCAGTTATTTTACCATTAGCATCTTTTTCAAGATTACCTGTTATTCTTAACTGTTTAGTATAATCACTACCTTTTTGTTTTATTTCAACATCAAGATATACATCAGCCCATTCAAATTCTGAAGATTTATCTTCAAAACCCATTAAAGCTATCTCTGTTATACCATAAAAGTTAGAACCACTACTTGTTCCTTTTGGCCTGAATATTGCCATTTATTTACCTTCACTTTCTTTTTTGTATATGTTAGACCAATCAAATTCTATGCATTGGCCACGTAAGTGTTCACATCTACTACCTGCTTCTATAGATTCATCTGCTTTGAATGAAACCATTAGTTTATCGTCTTCTCTTAAGACATAACCGATAGCATCACAATCTGACATAATCAAATTCTTCAGCTTACCAGTTATATCTAAAGATTCAGGTTCAACTAGGGCTTTGCCATCTATGACTGCCCTAGCAACCTTTCTGTGTCCAACGATAATTAAATGGTCACAACAGTCTCTAAAAGCATTGATAGTATTCATTACTTTCTCACGAGCTAACGCATAACCTTTTCCGAATGTTAAATCAGCAATAGATGCTACTTCATATTCTGCACAAACAGCCTTTTCAGCCCATTCTACAACTTTATCGATAGTATCTATAGCTATGTATTTAAAATCGTGACCTTCCATAGCATCTTTAAGAGTTTGGATTAACTCTTCTCGGTTATTTACTTCTTGTACATATGCTTCAAGCATATTTGTACCTTTTTCAGTATCTACAATCAAACAGTCTTCTAGTTTTGAGAGCATAGTAGTTTTACCTACTTTGGGTGCTCCGTATAATAGAAGTACTTTGGGATTGAGAGACACTGGTTTGCGTTTCTCTTTCTTTATCACTGTTATTCTCCTTAATTAAAGGGTTTACTTTACCGTATTCTTTAGTCATATACGGTGCTAACGACTTCCAAATGTACGAATAATATGACCTTTGATGCAAGACATTAAATATCTGTGACAACATTATGCCAGCTATTATATTAGCTGTAAATATTGTATGTTTTGCAGTACAAGGTAAATCAGGTATATCTCTACTTGGTTTCCAATTACTCATATAATTGTCATGAAGTGCGTCAATAGTGTGAATATCCATTGACAATGCACCCATACGTCCATCTACAAGAACTTTCCTGTTTGGTGTACGTATCCAATTCATATATACCATTTTTCTAACTTCCATATTATCTGGAGCCATCATTGTACATGGTGTTAAGCTATCCATATAGCCAAACCTATCATGTTCAATTATTTCTGTTTCACAACCAAAGTATTTTACCATAGCTTTAGCTGCTTCTGTTTTTGATTCACCTAAATAACTAGATGGATACATTGTAGTACTTAAATTATGTTCTTCAAGTACATCAAAGTCCCATACATGAATCTTTTTAAAGCCCATTATAGCAGCTGATAGTATTAGCGCGGACCCTACACCACCAGCTCCTATAATTGTAAGCTCTTCAAGATTCTTTTGGTCAATTAGGTCTTTGTTCCTTAAGAATCTATCTGCCATTTATACCCATCCTAACTCTTGATTGTAGCCTTTTTCTCTACAATATGCATCAAGTTTAGATTCAGCATCAACAGCATTTTGTTTCTTTTTATCATAATCAGGGTCTTGATGAAAATCAGAATCAAAATAAATAGCATCAGCTTCTCTAAATTTCTTTAGAAGTTTTTGATACTTTTTATCTTTTATATCATCTGAGTAATCATCAGTCCATTCATTAGTAGTTGGTTGATACAAGCTCATTCTATTGTATGTGCCAGTATTAAACAAACTACCTTGACGACCATTATAATAAATCATAGGTGTGTTAGCAGCCTTCTTTTTCTTTTGCTTCTCTAAAGAATCAAGGCATTCTTCAAATAAACCTGAAGGTTTATAATCAGAATAGTCAATACACACATATCCTTTATCTTCTTCAGTCCAATGCACTTTACCCATTTGGTCTAACCAACTAAATGAAAATGCAAAAGGACTACCAGTTTTATCATCAGCTACTACTAAAGATGGATAACCACACTGATTAGCGTTTTCTTCCATATGTCCTCTATCAGTCCCACTAAAGAATGCTCCGCCACCTAAATTATGATGACTATGTATCAAACCTTTATAACATTCTTTTAGTTTAGGATTTTTAGCATAAGCTTTCTGAATCATTTCTATTTGGTCTTCACCACTAAATTCAGTAGCAGCACTACTACCTAAATCAATAGGATAAAATGCTACAAGTTCCCATTTAGTTGCATAACCAAATTTATCTGGATTTATCTTTTTATAAAAAGCAACTCCAGACCATTCTGTGCTTGGATATAACATTAGTAAATGTTTTATCTTTTTATAGATTGAGATTTTCAATCTGCACTGTATGTTGTCTTCTTTCTTTGCCATTTGTAAGCCTCCTTAGCTCTGTTTCGTGATATTCTATTATTAGTTCATTGTAAATTCCATCAAGAGTTTTCTTTATTTCTAAAAATCTTTCTTGATATTTGTTCATTATATCATCTATATTACTTGAATTACCAGCATCTAATATCCATCCATCTACCCATCTTATAAATTCACTTTCATTTTCAAATTCAATATCATTTAAATCTTTGAAAATTCCTGTTAATTCATTAAAGACAGTTCTTCTAACTCTAGTAAAAGATGGTTCATCATATTCTAAATCATTCCTATAGTTTTCAGCTGAATCTCTTATAGAATGTATTTCATTAATCATATCTCTACATTGTTCCCAACTATCAGGATTGTCTTCTTGTTTATTTAAATACCATAAATAAGAACTATGTTTTGTACTAAACGCAGTTTGTTTTTCATTTATCGTATCTCTATAATGATACCAAGATTCAACAGCTCTATACCAACTTGCTGACATATTAGAATGATTATCTGTCCATACACCATGAACATCTATAGATACTATTTTAGCTTTTGCTATAAAGTTATTCACCATATAATGAGCAAGAACTAATAGTTCTTTCATAGTTAACCCTTCAGTATTATTTATATGCTCTTCTATCCAATGAGCTAAATTATATAATATATTATGAGAGTTATTTATTCTGCTGTATTCTACTTTATCTCCATCTAAATAATGTGTGCCAACATTTAAATGATATAAAGCTCTAGAAGCAGGTTCAGGGTCGTATGCTTTCTTTCTTGCTGAAGTTAGCATTAATGAATCAAGTTGATAACCTATAGCATTATGGTCTAATGACCATCTATTCATTCGCATTACACGATTACCACTTTCTCCTATTTTATCAAACATTATTTTAATATCATCATATTTAAATATCCTAGGATATTCAAATCTTTCAGGCATATGATGTGGACTTCTAAAATTCCATGAATCTAAGAATGTTCTCATTCTCCATAAAAATCCATTAAAATTATAGTTATTTATAGATGCTCTTATACCTGTTTCCATACCCGCAAGACAAGCTTGGCCTCTGCTTATATGAGGATGCTGTGCTAAAGCATATTCAGTTATAAGTGTTTCTCCATCTACTTTTGGTAGTTTAATATAAAATAACCAATTCCATTTATCAAAACCTGTGTTTATTAATCTCATATAATAATCACCTGTTCTAAATATCTTTTTTCTTTTTGTTCTTACATCAAAGAACTTGAACCATAGCTCAACAGTACCTTCTGGTAATTTTAAGCCATTGCTTTTTGTCTCTTCTGCATGAATATGACCGTGACTGAATGCACAATTTATATCTGGTTGGTTTATTTCTAATAAACTTTCAGCTAATTCTTCTACATTTTCAGGTGGTCTTACATAATCTTCCTCTTTATAATCAAACTTTTCTACTATATCAGTAATAGCTTGATTGTCTCTTTGGAAGAGTGTATTTAATAATTCTATTAATTGTTCTTTCAATTGTTACCTCTTTTCTCTTTGTATTAAAAGAGAGGTGCGCTAGATGTCTTAGTAGGACTTATTACACAGCGATTATACATACTGTTCCCATACCTCTCTTTTAATGGTTAATGGTTATTTACCACTTTTATTAGATGCATTTTGTACATCAATAGAATCACCTTCTTCTATAGCAGTATTAGCTGCTACATTTTTAGAGTTTCCATTTTTGTCTTTAAACATTATAACAGCGTTAGCCATTGAAATGTTTTCAGCCTCTAATAAAGCACCTAATGTAGCGTAATCTGATACATTAAGTTGAGTAACTCTACCTCTTGTAAAACTGTCTAGGTAGAATACTGGTGTTGTTTGACTAGGCATTTATGCCATCCTTTCTTTGGTGTTTTGATTACAAAGCGGGCCTGATAAGTAACACCAATTATTAACTTACCAGACCCTAGAGGCAAACTGGTTTGTCCGCCTAATTTAATGAGAGTCGTGCTAATCCGCCACGTATGATTAGTTTTACAAACGACCAGAGTTGAAAATAATATGCTCAACTGGTATTCAGGTGCGCACCCAACTTCGTGAGGCTAATATCTTGACTCTCATTTAATTCTTGGCATACATTGCTTTGGACCACATGTGTATTAATCCTCCGCCCAGGGTATGCCAGCCAGGTTTTTAGAGAGAGAAAGCCTACGTTATCGCATTATATGCTAAGTGTCTTCTCGGGACTTACATCTCTCTCAATTTAAACAACCTACTCGATAGACTATATCTATCCTATATCCTCACTTCCCATTTCCCTCGGTTGTTTTATTAAAATAATCTCTAATCTTTTGACCAAGTTTAATCTTTTCTTTTAATAATTCTTCTTGTTTTGATTTAGGAAGACTTTTACTACATTTATTACAAAACTTTATATACATAGTTTCTCTCTTTTTACCACAATAATAACATTTCATTTATTTCTCCTTATGGTTTAATAATTTAAAGGCTATGCATCAGTCTATGAGAATGTGTGCAACAAATAAGAAGAGCCAATGCACAGCCTTATGTAGCGAGTATCAAAAAGGACCTTAATCAGGCGTTTCATAATTACCTGTCAATAGTTGAAAGGATATAACTACTATTGAATAACCCTTGGCGGACCTCACGGTTACCGCTCTCTACTCTTTTTTTCTACCAAAGAATATTTCATCAGCGGGGTGCTGACCATCATATTCTATCACAAGAGGTGGGTATTTAGGTCTTTTGTGATGAGGGATAGGTTTATCCTCCACAAATTCCCACTTCATACCATATTTTTCAAATGGTTTTATAAATTCTTCGTATCTCTTGCGTTCTTTTTCTTTTATCCTTTTATTTACTTCTTTATCTGAATAATAATGCTCTGTTTTAGCCCAATGTGCTTCTTCTAGCCAAATCAGAGCATTATAGTATTCTTCTTTAGAGCGTGCCATTATGAACACGCCATTAGTATATAACATACTACCCAAATAGCCGCTACTATAAGTAACGTTGTAGAGATGCCATAAATTATAAGTTCAGTAACTTCTCTCATTTAAGCCTCCTTGTGCTTTGATTTATTATACCACAACCAATATAATTGTTTTTTACTCATCTTCTTAAATTTACTCACAGGTTCGTCAGGCCACCTAATGGTAGCCCAACGAATTAACTGTGATTTATATCTAAGAAGACACCTATGCCTTATCATTTAACCATTTATTGGTGATTGGTTCCCACTCTTCATCATCTTCAGGATTTAGGTTAAATTTAGATACATCTGTAGATGATGACATATTATTTAGCCTTATTTTATCATTTTTAGACAAATTTGCTTCAAATTCTTCATCACGCTTCTTAACCTTAGCTATTTGTTTATCCATAGCCTTTTTCTCAGCCTGAAAGTCTGGTTCATCAGGATAATCTCTTGTCCTATCGTCCCAAATACACTCACCTTTGGCTATCTCTAATGATACCTCTTCTTCCTTAGTAAGAGGCTTAAAGGTTAATTTGCTATTCTCTGATAACATTTTATTAACCTTTGCCTCAAGAGATTCAATACTATCACCATATACATTCCAACATCCTAGTATATGTTCGTATTTCTTCTCAAGTTTATCTAACTGTTTATCAGTAGAAATATCTATTTTAAATGATTCAGTTATTCTATTTTCAATAGATTTGATTTTATCAACCATAGTAGTATTCAATTTAAAGAACTTAGTTATTCTCTCTTCAACAGAACTTTCAAACCTATTGAACTGTTTATTATAAGCCTCATCATTTAGCAATAACTCATTTATCTTGCGTGCTAACATATCTATTTGAGACTGATAGTTATCATGCTTATGTTTGCTAGGTTTATAATGTTTAAACCTGCGTCTTGGCTTGGCTTTGCGATAAAACACTGCCCTGCCTAATAATCTTATTGTTTTAAATGGTAGTTTAATAAGATATACCATAGTATTTAGGCAATATCTTACTGGTTTTAACATAATGTATACATACTTCATTTACTTATCCTTTTCTGCCTGTTTAGGCGTTTATGTGTAGTAATATATAAAATACCACTGTTTAGTTACATATATATAAAGATAAGACCTCACATAAGTGAGGCCTTACTTTAATTTTATCAATTAGGCTTAAGCCTGAAAATAGGATGATACATCGGCTTCTTTTCGTTGGGGCTTTTTTCCAACGAATAGACGGTGAGTATCACCATATTTTTCAGGTTTAAAATGAGTGGCTTCTAGTTCGGTGAAACCGTTTTCTAGAAGGCAATCATTGATAGCCTGAACATCTAATAAACTAAGGTTTATATCGTAGCAGTTGAAGCCGTTTTTGTTTTTGGCTTCAACAATACTATATACACCGTCTTTATTAGGTGTTAACATTGATTTAATTAAATCCATTACTTGTTTCATAATATGTGTCCTTTATATTATTAAATAATTAATTGTTTAATTTAAGCAATGTTTTCACATCGCAAGATGTGCGGGGGTGCACTGTACCACGTTGAAAACAAATTACGCACACTGTGATGGTGCAACACGGTTATCTCGATGATAAACTCACACAAGAGTGACAACACAGTGAGTTTTCAACGAGATGTTGCACCCACAGGCGTAATTTCAACGGGGTACGGTGCTATATATCTCTCCCACACGCATTCTCGTGCTATTTTTTTGAAAATCAACCTTTTTGCTATCCATCTTTATTTAAGATTCCCTTCATAAAAGCTGTGTTCTGCAAAAATTTTTTAATTTTTTTATCCAAAACACTTGCTTTTTACCCCCAAAAACCCTTAAATTCGTACCTCTCCTAGGGTAACTAGGCTAGTTCATCGGGTTTGTGACTGCACAATCAACATATAGTTATCCTTTAATAAACATTTTAGCGAGTACAGCGATAATGAAGTGTATTACCCCTAATTGATAAAATAGTTTGGATTTTATAGTTATATATACTATATTAAGTTGATAAAAATTATATAATTTTAACAATTGGGGAAGATATGAGTGATTTAAAGATAACGACAGCTGGAGTGGTTCAAACACAGGAAAGACAAGGGCCTATTAACCCTTTTGCTCCTCTAGGACAGGCTGGTAGCGTATACACTGCAGCATCTAATGATGCTATTGTACCACCATTAAATCAAACATTTGTAGCTATTACTATGGTTACTGACTGTACTTTTGATAGTACAGGAGGTTTAGTAGCAGAAGATGCGAATAAGTTTATAAATACAGAGACAGCAGCTCATGATGCAGCAGCTAGTTCAGAAACTTCTACACTAGGTTCTGGTGGAAAAGCAGTTGATTCGGTAATTTTTCCTTCTGGAATGACTATTTATGGTAGATGGAAAGAAATAGATGTAGCTACTGGTAGTTGTGTAGCTTATATAGGATAATTCATGCCTAGATTAGGATTAGGCAATAAATCGACCAATTCAGGTCTTATAACACCTGGTATAATAACAGAAAACCTCGTATTAAAGCATAATTATAATGCAGGCAGTGTTGTACCTTTAAGTGATGGTGCTGCTTTATTTGATGGTAGTGATGATTATATATCGGTAGCGCACAATTCAAATTTAACTCCTTCTTCTATAACAGTAAGTGCTTGGGTTAAGCTTCCTGGAGAAGCTCCAACAGATACTTATCCTAGAGTTATAGATAATGATGGGACTGATGGTGGTGGTACTGATAAAGGTTGGAACTTTAGATATGTTAAGGGTACTAATAGATTTTCTGCAAGAGTATCTGCTAATGGAACAGACCATGACCTTATACAATCAGATTCAACATATACAGATTACAATAAATGGTATCATGTTGCATTTAATTACAATTCTTCTAATGGAACTGGTAAAATATATGTAGACGGAGCTCATGATGGTACTGATACTGGTGGTATTACAGGCGCTTTAAATGATTCAGGTGAAGCTTTACGTATAGGTGGAAATACAGGTGGTGACCAAATGTGGGATGGGTATATATGCAATGTTGGTATATGGTCTTCAGTACTAACAGAAGCACAAATTAAATCTATAATGAATAAGAATTATGCTGGACTAACAGACAGCGAAAAAACAAACTTAGTATCATGGTGGAATCTTAGTGCAGATGCTAATGATTCACATGGCTCAAACAATGGGACACTATCATAATGGCAGCTACAATACAAACAATAGAAAAACCAACACGAGCTAGAGCATTAGATACTTCTGGTAATAATAATCACGCACAAATATATTCAGGTAGAGCATTAGAGTTTGATGGTGTTGCAGATAATCTTACTTTAGGCAGTGACCTAACTATATCAACATCAGCTTGGACAGTTGCTGTATGGGCTTATGTTGTAGATTATCCATCTTCGAATAATATGGTTTTATTTAGTAATAATGATTACTCTAATTCTCTTTTATCACAGTATATAGGGATAGGTACAACTGGAAAACTAGTTGTATACGATGGAAGTTATAGTTCAAGTAATACAAGTTTAAAAAAGAATATATGGAAAAGAGTTGTTTTTACTTATGATGGTAGTGGAAATATAACATTTTATCAAAACGGAGTCGCAGATGGTACAGATACTGTTTCTACTTCAGTTGACCATTTGAAAGTTCAAACTATTGGTTCATTAGTTAATCGAGGAAGAATGTGGGATGGTAAATTATCTGATATGCAGTTTTGGGATGCAGCTTTTTCAGCTGATGATGTTATGTATGATTATCTTAATCCAGAACAATTAGCATTAAATAGAGGTGGTTCATCACTAACTAACTCTAATCTTAAATTATGGTTTCCAATGAATGAGGGCCATAGAGGCAATCAGTCTTATATACTTGATGCTTCTAATACAGGTTTAGGTCCTGAGCTTATTACTAATGGTGATTTTAGTGATAATTCAGTTACTACAACAGCTACAGGTGGTGCTTTAGCTGGATGGACTAGTGCAGATACTCATAATTCTACTCATTATTTTTCAATTTCTAATAACAAATGTAGACTTGTAACGAATGATGGTACTGCTACAACTATTAAACAATCAATACTTACAAGCGGTAAAACTTATAAATATTCATTTGAAGTAACCGAATCTGCTGATGGAAGAATAAAACTTATGCATGGTAGTACACAAATAATGATAACTCAAGAAGGAGAAACTGGAACATTTACTGGATATTTTACAGCAAGTCACGGTGATTTTAAAGTAGTTAGGGGAGATACTGGTGCAGCAAATGATATTACTTTTGATAATGTGTCTGTTAAAGTTGTTAACGATAAAAACAACGCAACAACTGTATTTTTTGGTGATGAATTAATAACTGATACTGAAAATAGAGATTTCAGTTCTTCTAGTAATTGGACAAATAGGGCGATGGGTGCTGCTTGGACTACTTACAATGAATCAGCTTCTTCAGGGGCTACAGAAGGAGATTATTTCACAGATAACTACTTACATTTAGCTGTAACAAGTGATGCTTCTAATAATAAAGGAGCTTATCTTGATGGTGCTGAATTTGAAACAGGTATGGTGCCTGGTAGAACTTATAGATTAAGTTATTCTATCCATATATCTGCTTATACTTCTGGAACATTATCTGTAGGCATGGCAAATACAAGTAATACTAGGGACACTAATAGTGAGAAAACTTATACAGCAACTAAAGCTGCTGCAACAGACTATGTGGATTTTATATATAATGGAACTACAAACCACGCTAAAATAATGATTAATGCAACTACGAGTAGTGCATTTACAGTTTATTTTGATAATTTTAGTTTAAAGGAAGTAGGTACAGCAACAGGTTGGACAGATTCAGACCAACAGCTTAATATACCTCAAACAGCATTACAATCATACAACCAATTAGCTTGGTTTGATGGGGCAGCTGATTATGTATCAATAGCAGACCATAATGATTTTAGTTTTGGTGATGGAATTAATGATAGCGCATTTAGTTTATCTTCATGGATATTTGTTAATGAAGCTACACATTTTCCTATTATGGGTAAAAATAGTAGTTCACATAGAGAATGGCTTCTTTATATCGACCAAAATGATAGGCTAGCTATGTTAGTTCTTGATAATAGTTCTGGTGCAAACCAAGGAAGATATCAAAACGATACTTGGCCACATACAGGAAAATGGGCGCATGTAGCAGCAACTTATGATGGAAATGAAGCTGATGCAGATGCTGGATTAAAGTTGTATGTAAATGGGGAACGTGTTGATGACTACAATACAACCAGTGGTTCTTATACAGCTATGGAAAACAAAGATGGTGTCGTTACTATAGGAGCAAGTTTAAATGGCGCTAACTATTCTGATGGAGCAATAACAGAATCTTGTATATGGAATAAAGAATTATCTCAAGCAGAAATTACAGAATTATATAACGACGGTTTAGCTCTTGATGCTACAACTCATAGCGCTTCTAGTAATTTGATAGGTTATTGGAGAAATAATGGACTTGCTACATGGCAAGATTTAACAGATAATGATAGAGATGGTACACCAAACAGTATTACAGAAACAATGCTTATTACAGCAGGTGTAGATAGTTCAAGAGATTCACAAGGGTTTTTAATGAATAGGCAAAGAGATACTAATAGTTTAAATTTAGATTTTATAGGATACAATGCAACTCCTGATGTACTCACATCTGAAGCTCGTTGTCATAATAATTCAGATGATTTTAATTTTGGTACAGGTCATATTTCGATGGAGGCCTGGATTAAAACAGAACAAACTGGTGAAGGCGGTTTTATAGTTACTTGTCAACATTCAGGTTATCAAAATCTTGGATGTCATTTAAGAATATCTGCTGGTCAGGACGGATATTTTGTTGTTGGGGATGGGAGTAATCATTATTCAGCTTATCATACTACAGATTTAAACGATAATGAATGGCACCATATATGC